TGATTCACAATCTCCACTTAGTTTTGCTACTGGTAGAGGTTTAGAAGAACTAGGTGCAAGTATGTCACTAATGATTAGAGAGTATCACACAGTTATGGCTGATGCTATAGAAATGATTGATGCTAAAAGATTAGAATGGGATGAAAAAATGTATGGTGGAAAATCTAAAGAGCTTTCAGGATACTATAACAATCAATTTTATTCAGAAAAGTATGACCCTGTAAAAGATATACAAGGTTCTTTTAAAACTAGAAGAGTATATGGAGCTATGGCTGGATATGATGAGCCACAAAAAATAGTAACAGGGCTGCAATTACTCCAAGCAGGTATTATAGATACACAAACACTACAGGAAAATTTAGATGGATTAGATAACCTAACAACTGTAAATAATAGAATTACAAAAGAAAAAGCAGATAAAATACTTTTTGATACATTATTGGCTCAAGCACAACAAGGTGACACAAAAGCAACTATGGCTGTTGTGCAGATAAGAAAGAATCCATCAGATATGCAAAATATTTTAGATAAGTTTTTTACTGCAGAACAACCAGAAATTCCTGTGGCTGAACAAGAATTGCTTGGAGGAGGAGCCTTACCACCACAAGGACCTCCACCAGGCATAGCACAGTTACTGCAAGGATTAGGTGGATAATGAAATTTAATAAAGAATTTGCAGATATAGTACATAACTCACTTTTTGAAGTAGATGAACTTGGTGATGATATATTATTAGAAGAAGAAGTTTTACAACCAAGAATGTTTACTGACCAAATGCCTCCTTTAGCCTTCCCTTTTGGTTATATGATTATTAGTTCTACATTTATGTTTTACGAAGATGATGAGGATGAGAATGGCAACGAGAAGTTCTAGTAACAAAGGTCAAGCTACAGCAAGAGAGTCTACTTTAAGAAATAGACAAGCTGCTGCATTTGATGGTAGAAGTACAAATGTACAACCTGCAGCAATTAACACAAATGACAATACGCGAGGAATTATACCTGGTTTAACTGCAGGTATGACTTATGGCGAAGGTCAAGATATTAAAACACAAGTTGCAGAAGGTGGAGGTTTACCTGCTACAGCTAGAGAAACTACTTTAAGAACAAGACAAGCAGATTTTTTAAACAATAATATAGACAGAGGTACAGAACGAGAACAAGAAAGTATAATGACTGGTGCTCAAACAATTCAACCTGGTAATTATGCAGTTTCTAACTCACAAAATTTTCCTATTGCTAGACCTGGCACAGAGTATAAAAATGCAGATATGGTTTCTGCTTATGTACAATCAGGTTTTAATGATGATATTTTAAATATATTAATTAGAACTACCTAATGGTATATCCAGAGTATAGCCAATCTAAAAAGGCAGAACAAAATTATATTACAGATAAATATCTTTTAGACAAACAAAAAGAAGTAAAATTTAATTCTGTAACACCACAAGAAGCAGAAAACATAAAGCAGTTAGCTAGTGTATATAGTTTTGCACCTTCTGGTCTTTTAACAGAGTTAGGAAAAAATGGTTTAAATGTAAAACAAGCAGAACCTTATGTTTTATCCTATGTAAATAGTTATGCAAATGATGGTAGAACTATTAGAAACAATGCAAGAGATTTTCAGTTATCTAATGCAGGTATATATAACTGGATGCAAACATTAGAATCTGCAGGTAAAAGAGCTGCACAAGATGATAGAAATGTATTTGAAAAAACTAAAGGGCAGTTTAAAAAATTTGTACAAGTTGCATCAACTGGTATGGCAGCTTACCCACAATTTGTAAGTAGATTATTAAAAACTTATATGATTGCTAGAGGTGAAGCAATTAAAAAATCTGTAGAAGAAGGTCAAGATATATCTTATATAAAAAATGGTGAAGAGTATTTAGACTTAACAAAAGCATTTACTAATCCAGTATTTATGAAAGAATTTTTAAATCAAGTAAAACCAGAGTACACAGGTGGCAAAGAAGATTTAACAAAAGATTTTATACCTTTTTTTGATGGTGGACCAGCATTTGAAAAAGCAGGACCATCTGCGTTAACAGTTGGATTTGAACAATTTGGTGATAAGTTTTTTGATTTAGAAAGACCAGGAGATGAATCAGGATTAGGTAACAGTTGGTTTCCATATTTTGGTTCTGGTTCTGAAGCGTGGGATGAATCAAATAGAAGAGGACAGTTGTATGCTAAATTTAAAGGTTCAGCTTTTTCTGCTACTACAGAAGCACAACCTGTAACAGCAGGAGGTTTAGTAGCAGGTGAATTTGTAGATGGTAATACAAACGCATATAGAAATATATCTGGTGCTATTGATGGTTTATTATTTATAAGAGGTGATTTGGGAAACAAACTACAAGGTATTTCACAAAGCACTAGACAAAGATACAAAACATTTGGACTAATAAAAGAAGTAGGTAAAGATGGAGTTACTAGATTAAGAACTGTTAATAGAGAAAAGGCTATTAATTATTTTCTTAAATCAGATGAAGGTGGACAAATAATGAAAGCCTGGTCTGAAAATTTAGATGACACAAACTTAATTGTTAAACACTTTACTCCAGAAATGTCACAAGATTTAATTAGGGCAAGTAATTTAGGAACACCAAAACAAAAAGAACAAGCAGTAAGAAATGCTTTTGAGAAATGGGTGTTTAGTGACCCTAAAGGAATGCCTAGTATGCCACAAGGGTATCAATGGAATAAAACTGTAGAAAGCATTGGTCTTAATAAAATATTTAACAACTTATCTAATAACAAAGAAAAAGAAAAAGCAAGAAGGCTTTGGGGTGATTGGACTCCTAAAGATACTTTTGTATGGCAGAATCAAGCAGAAGTAATTGAAAATACAAGAAGATTTATTATTAATTCAAGAATACCTGCTACACAAGGAAACAAATTATTATCAAGTTTTGTTAATGCTACACTTCAAAATACAAATCCTGGTATAGGTTACACAACACAAAAACAGGTATTTAATAAAATATTAGATGCTGCTGGTGAAGCAATGACAGAAGCTAAGGAAAGACCAGATGTTATTGAATCTTTTTTAGATATTACAAAAGGTAACTTAAGAGGATTTAGTACAGAAAATGTAGGTAGTTATTGGGTTAGTGATATATTAAGTTGGCACAATGTTAAAACAGCTACTAATAAAGCTATAAAAGGTTTTGAAGGAATATTTCCTGGTCAACGAGCTAAGTTAGATGATTTGGGTAAAGAAATTGTTATTGATGGTCAACCACAAAAAGTGCCAACACCTCATTTAGCACAACAATTACTTAAAGAAAGTATAACTGTTCCTGATATGAGAAGTATTAGAAATAGTACAGGTAGAGTTTCTAAAGGTATTAGAAATATGGAATTAGCCTATGGTAAAAAAATTGCACAAGGTATTGATAAATATTTTGACAAAGATTTAGTTGATACAGGATGGTTTGAAAAAAGTAGAATTATTGATAGCCCTAGATTAGCTACTCGTTCTCTTATAAATTTAATGTGGGGAGTACAAAAAGGTATATGGACTCCACTACAGTTAATTACGAGAATAGCTTTTCCTGTAAGAATAACAAGTGATGGTCAAGCAAAATTAGCAGCAGATGGTTACCCCTCATTATTTAAACATCCTATGGAATATTTTGGTTTACTGTTAGGAAAAAATAATAAAACATTATCAGGAGAAGTTGTAACAAAAACAGAGGCTTTTGGTAGGGTTTCAAGAGACAATACAAGATTATACTTTGGCGATAATGTTATAGAAAATCTTAAAAAAGGATATGACAAGTATGCTATTGATGATGCTTTTACAAATCCAAAATTAAAAAAACAATATTTAACTGCAGTATTAGAAGAAATAAAATTATTAAATTTAGGTAAATTAACAAATATAGTTGCAAATAATTTATTAACAAATGTTAGTGAATCAACTTTAGCTAAAAGATTATTTAGAGGTGACTTAGATAACCTTAGATTAGACTATCAAACAAGTTTATTAGATGACAATATGACACCTGGTAATGCTTTATCAACCTATGAAAAAACATTAGCTTATGTTGATACACTTTATCAAAGAGTTAAAGAAGTTACTAATGACCCTGCGATATTAAAATTTATAGCAAGTGGTTCAGATACTTTAGAAATAGTTAATAAAAAAGGTGTTACTGAATCTTTAAAAATAATAGATGTTCCACAAGGTAGCACTATATCTGAAATGTTTCAAACAGTTAAAAGACAAGCAATAGATGATAAAAAGTTTTATAAATATTTAGAAAATTCATTTGATGAATTAAGACCATTAATAAAACAAGAGTTAGCTAAACCAGGTGGTAAACCTATTTTTATGGGATTTCCATTAGTGCAACAAGGTAGACCATCATTGAAACTTACAGATGTTAAAGAAGCACAAAATCAAATTAAAAAAGTATTAGATGCTGCAGTAACTGCATTGTTTGAATTTCCAGCAGGTATTGAAAGAGCTTTTAACAGAAGTCCATTGTATAGAACAGTAAGAAGTAAAACTTATGGAGATGCTTATTTTTTAATGGATGATGCAACACAAAAAGAATTTATTAAATCATTAAATAAATTACCAAAAATGTTTTCAACAAAAATAAAAAATGACAAATTTATAAAAGGTATGGAAAAGTTTTTTGATTTAGATGCTTTAAATAAAAGTACAAAAGAAATTATTTTAGAAGCTATTGAAGAATCTAAAACTAAAAAACCACCAGCAGGAACACAATTATTTACAAGTCTTGAAGAAGTAGAAACTTTTGTAGATGCTAGAGCATTATTTATACACAACAACTTGTTATTTAATTTGTCAGAAAGAGGTTACTTTGCAGATGTAACAAGACTTATGTACCCATTTATGGGAGCATACATTGAACAAGCAACTACTTGGACAGGTGTATTATCAAGAAATCCTTTTGCTATAAGAAAAGCAGGTTTAGTAGTTAATGGAGCTGAACAAGAAGGTTGGATAAATGAAGGACCTAATGGAGAAAAGTATTTTACTTATCCTTGGATAGGACCTGCAGTAGAAGAAAATTATTTTTATGACCAAAGTGAAAAAATAAAAATAAATGCAAGTGCTCCTCTTCAAGCTATAAATATGGTTACACAAGGTTCTGGACCAGGAGCAGGACCATATTTACAAATACCAGCAGGTTTATATATACCAGATAAACCTGAGTTTGATTTACTTCAAAAACATTTTAATCCTTTTGGGGTAAAAGTTACTGATGCAGAATCATTTAAAAAGTATGGTAAAACTTATTTATTGCCTTCATATATGGTAAAAGCTATAACAGCTTGGACAGAGGGTGAAGGAGTATTTTCTGATGAATATTTATGGAATACACACTTAGTGCAAACTGCAAAAGCATTAGCAGTAACAGGTTCGTACATTAATGATGCAGGTGAGATAGTCAGCGTTATGAATGATGCAGGTGCTTTAGACCAAGACAAATTGTTAGAAGGTGCAAAACAAGTAGGTACTTCAACATTATTAGTTAGAGCGTTCAATCAGTTTTATTTACCTGCAGGATATTCGTATGACTATAGGCTTAGAACAGATGCACAAACTGTTAAAGATTATGGAGAGTTTTTTGGTGAAGATGTAGAGCTTGGTATAGATGGTGAAGGATATTTAAGATTTTCTGCGATTATGTCTGTTTATAATAATTTAAAAACTGTGTTTGAAGGTAATGATGAAGCAACAATACTTGCTTTGACAGAAATATTAGGTGCTAATTGGCTAGAAGATGGCGAAGGTATAGAACCACTAACTTACTTAACAAGAGGTTCTAGCTACAACGAAGCTGGTATAAGAAGTACAACAGAAGATGGATTTAATTGGGAAAGAAGTAATGCTAATTTAGAAGAATATATACCAGATATATTTGGTTTGTTTGCACCAGCTCCTATGCCAGGTGCAGATTACTCTTATGAAGCACGATTTGCACAAAGAAGAAAAGGCAACATAGTAAAATTTACTGGTGAAGAGTGGATAGAAGAAGCACAAAAAATAGCTGGTGGCCGTATGTGGTCTTATCAAACATCATTAGAAAAATTTAAATTAGGAAGAGAACTTACAATGCCAGAAAAAGGAAAAATATTTGCAATGGTTGATACAATGTTTCCTAATTGGTATGTAAAGTCTATAACATTATCACAAGATGTTACAAGATGGAACGAACTAGAACAAGCTATGGGTATAGATGTTAGAGGTAAAGATAAATTACCAGAAGATATTTTAAACCAAATACAAGAAAGTCCATTATATGCAACTTTAAAAGAATATATGGATGCAAGAGAAGAAACATTAGCAGAAATTGGTAAACTAAAAGGTGTTGAAAATAAATATGGTAATGTTGCAAGTCAACATTATTATTTAAAAAATACTATGTTAACTCAACCATATAGAAAAAATTTACAAATACTTGGAGAAAAATTATCTTATGAGAATGCAGAGTTTGCTATATTTTGGAGCTTAATAGGTTCTAAAGAGCTAAATAAAGAGTATTATGAAGATAGAGAAGGCAACATAATATCTGTCTTAGAAGAATTGGAAAACTAAATGATTACAGTATATGGACCAAATGGTGAAACAAAAAAAATAAATGCTAGAACAGTTGTTGAATGGCTATCACAAAATCCTGGTTGGTCACTAGATAATCCACTAACACCTCTAGTAGATGAAGCTGATGATTCTGTAGATATTATTAATCAAGCAACAGCAGGTGAGAACAACGCTATAGCTGTAAAAAAAGCTGAAGAAATTACTAAAGATATTGCTGCAGCTTACGAAACAGGAATATATTACTCAGGTGTGCCTAACGCTATTCTAAATCCTACTTGGGATGGTGTTACCATAGAACAAAAATATGTACCTGCACAGATTGCATATCCTGGTTTAACTTTAATACCAAGCTACGAAGGAGATTTGTATTTATCAGGAGCTAATTTTAACGCAGTTAACATAGGAAATATGCAAGACTTGTTAGAAGATGCTGGTTATTTAACAGGCAGTTATAATCCTGGAGTTAATGATGCAGCTACTAAACAAGCAGTTAGAGCTTGGTTTAATGATGTAAATGGACAAAGATTTAATAGTTGGAATGCAGGTAACAATATAAACATAGACCCTGTTGAATTTTTAGGTAATCAAATTAACAATAGATTTAATAATGAGCTACAACAAATAAAAGATTACACACAAGAAGTTTTGCAAACTGTAGATAGAGGAAAAATGCTTAGAGATAATTTACAAAAAGCTATTGGTAAAAGAAGAGATTTTACTGCTTTAGAACTTGAAGAGTTTAGAGGAACTATGAATGAATTTATAAATCAAGAAATACAAAGAAATGAAGAAATAGCTGTTTTTAAATTAAAACAAGAATACGATAGATTGCCTGAACCTGAAAAAGTTAAATACTTAGAAGGATTGCAAACAGAAGAAGCATCTGCTTTAGAAGGTGCTTTAATGCAACCAGTTACAGAACCAGAACCTTTTAGTGCATCAGAAGCATTTTTAGGAAAAATAGAACCTTTATATAAATCATTTAGAGAATACCCAGAAAGACAAGCAAGAGCAGAATTAAATTTTAATAATGTAAATAGGTCTATATTAGGTACCTCAATGAGGATTAGATAGTGGAAGCAGAAACTTATACTATAGAAGATGTCATTGCTGCATTGAACTCAGTAGGTTATGTAGATGAAAATGTAATAAACTATATAGTTCCAATTATTGCTTATGAATCAAGAGAAGGTGGTATTCCCTTTACACAAGATGCTAAAGACCCTACATCAGATTCTTGGGGTATATACCAAACAAACATAAACACAGAAATGGCTGCAATCTACAAAGTTATGGAAGAAGAAGGTGTTGAGCTACCTGATATATCTAAATTGCAAAAAAAACAATTAACAACAAATGTTGTAGGAGAAAAAGAAAAAGATGTTAGGAAGTTTACTAACCAACAAAAAAAGGTAGTTAGAGAATTTTTAAAGAATGCAGATTTAACAACACAAACAAAAATATTTAAACAAATGTATGATATTAAATCTGGAGAAATTAAATCAGAAAATACAGAAGATGTTATGGAGGCTTTATACTACAACACAACAAGAAAATTTTATGTAGATAAACAACCAGAAGCTCTTGAATTTAAAGATATAATGGATAAAGAAGTAAAACTATATATTAAAACAAAAATGGAAAAAGATTACATAAACCAAGAAAATACTATACAGCAAGATGAAATTAATAAATTTAAAAGAATGGCTGATAAACAAAATATAAATCCTACTAAAAGAACACCTAGTGAAATGCAATTTTCTGACAAATACAAAACTCCAGTTGACCCTGAACTTAATTCATCTTTAATCAATGTTTATACAACATTATCAAAAGCTAAACAAAAAGCAATACAATCTGGAACAAAGGTTTTATAATGGCATTTGTACAAATACGATTAGCAACTGGTTCATACGCTGATGTTGATGAAAATTTAGTAGATGAATACATTAAAGGAACCTATGGAGATGTATATAAAGGTGCTATTAAAACAAAAGATTTACCTGAATTTAGTGAATACACATCAGAGTCTGGCAATACAGTAGAGAAGTATTTACCTGATGGTACAGTACAGTTAAACACAGGTAGTGTTGTACCTTTACAAGATGTTATGGTTCAACCAGAAGTAGTCGTTCCTATTGACCCAGATAATGGAACAGACAATGGTTTTAATGCAGATACACCAGGGCAATCTGATTCAACAACAACAATAGATATTAATTTAGATGCTATACCTAAAGGAGCAGAGTTTTGGGAGTACGAGGGCAATTTTGCTATAGTTTATAGAATACCTGGAGACCCTAATGCTACACCATTAAGATACACAGCTACTAAAGAAGATTTAGTTGCAATATTTGGTCCAGTAGAAGCAGAAAATATATCCTTTACAATACCATCTGAAGATGATTGGGATAGGAGTTTAGTATTTGGTAACTCTGTAGAGCTTTATGACCCTTCAATAATAGACCCTACTAGGAATCCTTGGGAATCATTTGTAGGTGCAGTAGAAAAACAAGCAGCAGTTAGACCTTGGTTAAAGTCAGAAGAAATGTTGTATCTTTTAGCAGAATCAACGCTAGAAGGTAGAACAGTAACTGATGCAGAATGGGAATCAACTAATTGGTGGAGAACACATACACAAGCTGAAAGAGAATGGTTGTTATTAGCACAACAAGTTAACCCTGATACTGGTGAAGTAATGACTAAAGATGCTTTACAAAAAGTTTATGATGACAGAATACAAATTAAAAATGCTATGGTATCTGCAGGTATATTTAACTTAACAGATGATTTAGTTAACTGGGTATCAGAAAAGTTTACAACAGGACAATGGTCAGGTACTTATACAGATGAACAAATAAAATTACTATCTGACCCACAATTACCAGGAGATATAGATACAGGTATGCAAACATTTATAGACCAAGGTGGAGTTACATTTGATACAACAAGAGCTGGTGAACAACAAGTTAAAGATTTAGTATCACAATGGTGGGGTCCTATATTTGGTGCAAATGTAAAAGATAGTCAAATAGAACAATGGTCAGGTATGTTAAGAAATGACCCTAATGGTGAAATTAAATTAATAGAAAAATTAAAATCATCAAGAAAAAGTTTGTTTCCTGAATATGATGAAGATTTAACATACGAAGAAATAGCATCACCTTGGCGAGGCTTTGTACAAAATGCTTGGGGTCAAAATGTAGATGATGCTTCTGATGTGGTACAGGAAGTAATTAAACTTAATGATACAGTTAAAGCAGGACAGTATTTGTTTAAAAAAGGTTTAGAAGATAATGTAGCTAAACCTACACAGGAAGCGTTAAAAGCTATGTCACAAGCTTTTGGTTCTGGACAGAGAGGTAGAGCATAATGGATGAGTTTTTACAATTAGCAAAAGGTTTATTTCCATATTTACCTGATGATGTTATTAACAAGTATGTAGATTATTATGCAGATTCAGATAAAAATATAGATGTAGCATTAGGTAAATTAAGACAAGACCCTATTTATGATGATTATTTTCCAGGCAATAAAAGAGCAGATAGAACAGTTAGATACAACGAAGCAGAATACTTAGCAGTAAAAGAAAGTTATAAATTATCTTTAGAAGATTATGGATTAAATCCTGAATTATTTGATGATACATTTAGCAATTTAATAGCTGGTGATGTGTCTCCTTCAGAATTTAAAACAAGAGTAGATATTGTTTTTGAAGGAATTAAATCTAACATTCCACAAGTTAAAGAATTTTATAGTGCTAATTATGGTGTTGATTTAACTGATGAAGCTATATTTGCATCTGCTATAA